TTATAAATCATATGGTGAACCGCATGAGTTAAGGTGCGAACTTTTATATAATTCGTTAATATCAGAGTAAGTCACGTCTTTATCACTATTATTCAGGTTATAGACAATACATATTTTGTCGGAGTAAATATAAATTTTATAGATAAAGCAATCAATAATTTGATTATAGAAAGAAACATCAACTCTTTTATTATAGAATACATTTAACATATAAATGATTTGTTTTTCAGATAATAACCTATTACTATTTAATTGTTGGGTAGATATTTCAAGTTCTAATTTATATTTTTCTTGTTCTAATTGTTCTAGTCTATCTTTAGTTGAAGTTGTGATAATACCTGCTTCAATGGCATTCATTAGATTATTTATTTTAGTTTTTGTGGCGGTTAATTGTTTTTTTAGCATTAATAATATATCATTGATTTTATTATCTGCTTGTTGTATTTCAAGACATTTTTTAGCAATCATTTTAAAATGCTTAGGATTTAATATATCTTTTACTGTATATTGGATAATTATATCTTCAAGAAGCTCTTTACGATACTTTTTTTGCTTACAATGTCTATTGCTACAAACATAATAGTGATATTTTACTTTAGTTTTGCTAGTGCCTGTTTTACCAGTCATAGAATGTTCACATAATCCGCAAAATAATTTACCAGATAATAAATAGTTAACTTTAGCCCTTGTAGTATGACGGCGATTAAAAAGAATACGAGATTGAACTTTATTGAATAAAGCTTCATCAATTATTGACGGAATGGCATCTTTGACACATACATCTTCTAATTCATATATGCCAATATATTTTTTGTTAGTAAGCATACGATTTAGAGAAGAACGATTCCATTTACGACCTTTTCCAGCATAATTAGGTAAAGTATTCAATTCATTGAAAATATCAATAGCTCGTCTACCTTTAGCATAATCTTCAAAGATTTTTTTTACATAAGGTGCTTGTTCATCATCGATTACATATTTTTTATTTACGATTTTATAACCAAAAGGACAAGCTCCACCAAAGGATAAACCTTTTCGTATATTTTCTTTGATACCACGTTTAACTTTCTGGCTAAGTTCAGCACTATAATATTCAGCAAAACCTTCAAGCATAGACTCAAGAATAATTCCTTCAGGTCCATCAGGAATATTTTCTTTAGCATAAAAAATCTTGATGCCATTTTTCTTCAATTTTGCTTTATATACAGCACTATCATAACGATTACGAGCAAAGCGGTCTGTTTTATAAACTAATATAGCATCAAAAAGACCACTAGAACTATCTTTTATCATTTGTAAGAAAGAAGGTCTATCGTCAGTTTTACCACTTAAAGCACGGTCAATATAATGTTTAATAATAACCATATCATGCGTTTTAGCAAATTGTTCACATTCATGAATTTGCCCTTCAATAGATTGTTCATTTTGTTTGTCACTAGAATAGCGAGCATAGATAATTGTTTTTAACAATGGAGGCACATCCTTTTATAAAAATAGTCGATATCCCAAATATGGATATCGACTATAGATGATTAATTTAAAGCATTGGCGAGCTTACCTTTTAAAGGACCAGTAACATAGATTTTGAAAGCACGTTTACCATAACTTTTGGCATATCTTTTGATACCATTTTTATCAATAAAGCTAGCACGAAAAATAAAAGATCCATGTTTATCTTTATTCATAGGTCATTTCTCCTTTCCAGCAACTATTGCCAGAAAGGATATGTAATGATATAATAAGAGAGCTAAGATATATATTATATATTACATATTTTTTCATATAGAAAAACGGCAATTTTTCTATATGGACAATGAGCTGCCTAATTTTTGATATTGGGCAGCTATTCTTTTTTTTGCCCAATAAATTCAAAGGCACCACCTCCTAAAAATATTATACGAAAAGTTGTGCTATTTGTCAACAAGTTTGTTGAATTGAAATACACTTGAGAAAAATTAAATACTTTTTAATTGTATTCTTGCAACTTGATATGAAACGGCACATTTATGTGCAATTTCTTTGATTGTACAATTTTTTATTAATGGAGCATAGGCTAATACTTCAGCAGCTAATGTATTAGCCTGCCATTCAACATCTTGATATTTAGGTATTTTTTCATCTTTCGATAAACGAGCTAATATCAAGTTTTCTTTTTTATGCAAAAAATAATGAGCTATTTCGTGCATGATGGTGAAACGATGCCTACCAATATCTTTAGTTGCTCCTGTATAAACATCTTCACGAATATAAATTTTATGTTCTTCTGGGCAGGCTTTTCCATAATAACCTTTCATTTCATTTTTAGGTAAATAAATATATTCAAATTGGTTATCAATAGTCATCATGCCTAACTCTAGGAATGAAAGAACATCAAAATAAAAAGTCTTTTCTGTATTAGTAACTTTGCGAAAAATAGTAGCTAATTCCCTTATTTTAGCTCTAGATAAGGGAACTGATATTGGCTTGATGTCAGTCATTTATATTTCTCCTTGTGCTTTTGGCTAATATTTTTGATAATTCATGGATATCCTTTTCGTCTAATCTAGCAAATCCTTCCATGAATTCTATTGCTAAATTTTTTTGTTCATTAGTAGCTCCTTTCATGTTCAATTTAATTTCATTACAAGACTGAGCATATGCTTGTTTTAATTCATTTATTTGTTTTGTTGTTAATAAATATGCTTTAGATAAGATATCTATCCAATCTTGTGGAATGTTACGTTTACCAATTTCTACTGCGGATAAATAAGCTGGAGAAACTTTTAATTTACAAGACATATCTTTTAGAAGTTCACCTCTATCTATACGCAATTTCCTTGTAAATTTTCCAAATTCATTCATTATATACCCCTCCAAAAAAAACTCCTTATATCATATCGCTTCTTATTTTATTATACAACAAAATGTGGAATTAATCAACATAATTGTAAATTAATATAATGAATATTTTGTAAATTATTAGTAGTATCGCTTAAAATATGGTTAATATAATGTTTAATAATAATCATATCATGTGTTTTAGCAAATTGTTCACATTCATGAATTTGACCTTCAATAGATTGTTCATTTTGTTTGTCACTAGAATAGCGAGCATATATAACTGTCTTAAGCATAAAAAACACAGCCTTTCTTTATAAAAATAGCTGTGATATAATAACGCTATAGGTGAATGTGGTTATATATCACAGCATAAAAACGTTCAGTAGTGCAAATACTGGGCGTTTTTTTAGTTGTTCATGGATTAATATCATTTATCTAATGATTTCTTTAAAAGAAGTATTTCTTGCTCACTTAATCCAGTATTTTGAGATATAAAATCAATAGACATATTAGCTTTTAATAAATTAATAGCGATAGTTTTACGTTCACTTTGAATACCTTCCTGGATACCTTCTTGTTTAGAGGCACGCATACTGGAATTATAATCACGAATAGCTTTTTCTTGGAGTTCGTATTTATAACGAAGTTTTTCATCGTGCATAAAATAATCTTGATATTCTAAAGCTTTTTTTATAGAAGGTTCACTCATAGCTATTTCCTCCAATTCTTCATCAGTACATCTATTTGAGAATAAAGCAAACCATTTTTCAGATTTTTTTAAGCGTTTTATATCACTTATTTTAAATTTAGGTAGTTCTATAAAGTGCATCTCAAAATCTTTAATAACAGTATTTTTATCAAAATCATCTGTAATATGACAAGATGAATGACATCTTTTATGTTCTTTAAATAAAATAAAGTTTAATAAATTTATGGAAATAACATCTTTTAATAAAGAATAATCTTCACCTTTGCCAATTTGATATGAATATAATTTTGACCAGTAGAACATAGCACGTTTTTTCATATCGACAGGTTTTGCGATTTGTACTTCAACATTTACATAAGTATCGTCATTCATTTTAGCCCTAATATCGAGTATAGAAACTTTTCCAGCTTCAATAATAGGGTCAATTTCTTTATCTAAGAATTCAATATCATAAAAAGCTTCATTGCCTGTACGATTTAAAATACTATTTAAAAAATTTAAGGTCAATTCTTTGTGGCGGTCATCACATAACAATGATTTAAAAAATACATCATTTAGCATATTTACTTTTATTTTTTCCATAATATCAGTCCTTTCATATATAAAAACAAATAAAATTTTCTATAAAGGTGTAGCTGTTTTTAAATATTCGAGGTTTTCTGGCTTAATAATAGCAAATGTATCTTTTTCATTTAAAAAAATTTGTTCAGATAGATACATTTCATCATTGTTATTGTCTACCAATATTTTAATAAGCATAATAGGAGGTGTTTTTTCAGATATTTCAACATCTTTTATTATTACGTTAAATAAAGCCTTTACTTTATAGAATTCAAACTGTTGATTAGCAAAAGTGATTGTTTCTTTTTCTTTAAAAGTAAAATCATATGATTTTTTTGTTTTAAATTCATTAATAAAATTTTCATTTAGTCCATCAAGTGTTATTTCTTTTAAATGAAAATCATCTATTCTGTAAGGTTTTTTATCTAGTAAACATCTTTCTAATCTATAAAAATCAAAAGATTCTTTATCAAAATTTTTGATTATTTCAGCAGGAGAAAATTTTTGGTTTAATAGTTTTTCAAGTTCATATACTTTATTCCAATACTCTATAAGATATTCGAGTGATTTTTCATCTCTTTTATTTTTTGTTGTTGAAGTATATTCAGCAATTATTTTATCGTTTGCTTTTATTTTACCAGATAAAAATTCTTTGCATATTTTACAAGCATATAATATTTTAAAAACAGAATCAGCTTTATCAGGATTAATAGAATAAATATAATCTAAAGTATTTTCACTTCTTTTTATAAAAGAAAATTTTAAGATATTTTCAAGTGATATAATCCATTTTTGTTTATCTTGATTATGTTTTACATGTATAGTAGGTTTCCAAGAAAGTTCTTGTTCTTTGTAGTCGTTATTAATTGTAGTATTCATATCACCAATCCACCTCTAATTCATTAAAGACTATTATTTTAGATATTAAAATATATTTTTCCATTTCATCATAGGAACATTTCTTCATAATAAATTTGATAAGATTTTTTCTATCTGTATTGCTTTTAACTATGATATATTTTATATCATTACTATCTATTTTTAATCCATAATTAGGATTTTTGCTTAAATCATCAGATAAATTTAATAGATTGTTAAATTCAGTTATATATGGATAAATATTATCATCATCAACTTTTAGAATATATCGCCATTCATGTTCATCATGGAAATTGAGATTTTTAAGAAGTTTTCCTTTTCGGTACATATCACCATAAATAGGTTTTATAAATCTAAGTCTATCATATAAAATATTTTCTATATACTTTATATCTTTATTCTTATCAGATATAAAGTCATCTTCCATATGGAGTTCTTGGATATGGTTATATAAATCTTGTATACTATTTATAATAAATGATGAATTATTAATATACTGTACAGGCTGTATTTGATTTCTTAAACCCCATTCTTTCGATAAAGCTATACCATATTTACCATATAAATTCATATGTTCATATAATTTATTAATGAAAATATCGCAAAAACATTTCATAGGGAAAGCAATTTCTGGCAATTTGTTTAAGCCAAGATATTCAATATTTTCTCTACAGTAGCGAGGAAAAATAAGTTTTTTTTCTAAAATATCTTTTAAATAAGAAATTTTATCCATAAAAGTAAATAAAGCATTAGCACTTTGCCTACTTATTGGAAGTTTAGGTTCTTTTGTTTTATTAATTACTGTTATAGAGCAATTAATTTCTTCGTTAGAAGTATTATCTATTGATATTATTGGATTAGAATTTAATTTATTATCAGACATAATGACCTCTTATATTATTAATTTATTCATAGCACCTAAAAAGGTGTTTTTTTTATGCCTTTTTTACATACCATTTGTACCAGTGGAAGCTGATGATGTTGTCGCCTTTTCTTCTTGATCTATCTCACCATTAATAATACGACGTTTTTCGGCTGGCGTAAGTTTATGGTCTGGTTTAGTTCGTTTTGGTGTAATATCTATATCAATTTCTGATTTAGAAGCTTCTAGATAATTATTTATTAATTTATCTAATACTTCCCAATCTTGTATATCCAACTTAGATAATGCAAGTATAAAACGCTTCGCAAAAACATTATCATTATTTTTTATTTTATTAAAGAAAGTAAGTATTTCATCTTCACGACTTTGTGGTTTTTCGACAGGTTCTTCACCTATTCTTATCCAATTTTCATTTAAATTGTATGCTTCAGCAATTTCAGAAATTACTCTATCTGTTAAGCTAACACGACCTACTTCTATATTTGCTAAATTGGATTTACTTATTTTTAGCTTGGTAGCAAATTTTGATTGAGATATACATAAAATTTTTTCTCTAAAATATTTTATTCGTTCATATGGTTGCATCATATTACCTCCTTGATTAAAGTATATTATTATTGCTCTTGGTTTGTCAAGCAACAAAAAAATAATAAAATGTATTGACGATATACATTTATATTGCTATAATTGGTTTGTAATAAAGTCTTATTAGTTTTTTAAAAACCAAAAAGAGGTGATAATATGACAAACTTGAGTAAAAAAGAACAAACTTTACTAGGTAGATTAATTGACAACTTTTTGAAATTATCTTTAGAAGACCAACAGTATATTTTAGGTAGAACAGAAGAAAAAGCTGAACAAGCAATGGTAAATAATTCTAATAATAAAAAAATCGCCTAGAGTGTAAAGCTCTAGGCGAGAAAAGGTAAATATGAAAAAATTTTATAATTGGCTTAAATGGTTGCTAGTTCCTACATCAAAAGATGATGTTTGGAGAATAGAAAAAGAAGCAAAAAGATTAGTGGCATTAGCCCAGATATTGACTGTAATAAATTTAATATGCTTGATTTGGCGCTTGTTATAAATTGATATATTAATCCTATAAGAGTTAATATTGTGGCATATTTAGCCCAACGAATGGCTTCTTTAGTATTTTGTTCTGATTGATATTCTTTTTCTATTTGATAAAGAATATTTTCTCCATAAACAGATAACTCAAAACTATCATCATCTTTAAATGTATAATTTTCAGAGTAATTATCAGGTACTTTAGTAAAAAATATTAGTATAGGTATTTTTTGGCTAATTCTATTAGATAAATAAATGAAATTTTTAGTTTCAAAATCATCACCTATTAAATCTATTAAAGTACTGTCTGAAAGATTGGGAAATTCATTATGAATATCTTTATAAGTATTTTTGCCACTATTGATAAGAGTAACAAATTTTTCAATTTCTTTTTGAGTTAGCAATATAAACATCTCCTTTTGTGATGATTATAACACAAATTGGAAGTAATAAAAAAATTGCCTAGAGTGTAAAGCTCTAGGCGAGAATGTGGCGGTGATATGATGATATACACAATTAGTGCTGTAATAATTGTTCTTTTAGGATTAAAGATTATATTTTCTACAATACAAATTCATGCACTTATTTTATATATGTTAGAAAAAATTATATACCACCAACAAAAAAAGAATTTGAATAATATTGTACTAAGTGGATATTACTTAGGATTAGGAAGAAATAAAATAAGATTTAATTATTTCACTAGTAACATTTTCAGCAACTGCGACAAATGATGATAATGATTTAACACCTAAATCTTTACAAATTTGTTTGGTTTTTTCAAAAACAGAATCATAACGAATATTTTCAATAAAATCATGTCCTTTTGGTGTTAAATCATTAACTATTATTGTGGTTGGTGTACTATCTTCGAGTAATTCTATTAAATTAGCTTTAACACAATAATTTAAATGGTAAATTAGTTCTTTATTGGGATATTTTGCTAGTAATTCATTTTGATATGATGAAGGTTTAGGCATATCAGCTTCATTTAAATAAAGAAATTTAGTATCTTCTAGTAGGTCTGTATCATGGAAAAAGGCATATTGCCTAGGTTCAATGATATTTTCGATACAAAGTAAAATATCCCGTACACAATCAATATTAAGACGCACATAATCACCTCCCATCTGAGATGATTATAACACAGAATAATTTTATTAAAGGAGAGAGATTTTATGAATTATGAAAATGAGAAAAAACAATTAAGAAAAGGTATTGTAGCTTTAGGAGTTGTTGCGTTAATTGGTGCAGGAAGTATAGGCGGTCTTATGTATGGTTGGCAACAATACAAAGTATTTAGTGCAGAACAAGATGGTCGTGCAGCACTTGCAAAAGCAGAGCAAGATAGGCAAATTGCTGTAGCAGAAGCTAGAGCTAAAAAAGAGTCTGCTGAAATGCTTGCGGAAGCTGAAATTGCTAGAGCAAAAGGATTGGCAAAAGCAAATGAAATTGTTGCTGATAGCTTAAAGGGAAAAGATGAATATATACATTATCTTTGGATTGAAGCATTGAAAGAAAGTAAAGACCAAGTTATTTATATACCAACAGAAGCGGGTATTCCAATTACAGAATCTAATAGATTAAAAACTGATTTTAATAAAGAATTGGGTGGTGAATTAAATGAGAAAAATTGAAATAAGCTATTATCAAGGAAAAACGTTGATAGATATGGCAAAGAAATTTTTTAGTAATCCTGAAGTGCAAGCAGATTTTGAACGTTGGAAAGTAGATGGAAGACGTGATGCACTGATGAAAGAGATAGAAAAAAGTGAAAAAGAAAAGCACCATGAGCAAGCTCATAGTGCTTAAAGTTAGAAGATAACAGCTAAGTCCCATGAATTACTGCAATAATTCATGGGACATTTTAAAAGCCACATATTTCACTACTAAAAATTATAAACTCTATGTGGCATAAAGTCAATTTTTTAAGGTTCATTTGAGCCTTTTACCACCTTGTTAAAGGTATTAATAAGATGAACAAATATAAATATTATGGGTGATATTATGGCTTATGTACATTTAAGAGTAATACTTAAAAATAAGATAGATAATTATAAATATTGTAGTGGAAGAATAGGCAAAAATATTATTAATGGACCAGCACAAGGAACAACACCAATAAGACAGCTTCGATATCAAGATAAAAGAGCGGAGCGTGTATGTGAGTGGAAGTTAACAGAGAACTTTGAAGAAGATGATTTATGGATAACTTTGACATATCAGAAAGCTTCAGTAATAGACTCTGAAAAAGCAAGAAAAGATATAAGCCTTTTTTTAGCATATTTAAGACGAGCATATAAAAAAGAAAGTAATGAGCTTAGATATATTTATACAGCAGGTAGAGGAAAAAGAGGAAATATCCATTTTCATATGGTCTTAAATAAATTTGATACAGCTGTAATTGCTAAAATTTGGAGAAATATTACAGATGGTGGTGTTCATTTTAGACATTTATATACAGAGTTTAATAATTATGGGCAAGTCAATTATAAAAAGATTGCTAATTATTTAATAAAGAATAGTCGTGAAACTTTTTATAGTACAGATAAAATTCATAAGAAACGTTTTTGTGCATCTATAAATTTAAAAATGCCACGTTTAGAAAAAAATATTATTAATGCTAAACAGTGGAAAAAAGAACCTACTACAATAAAGGGATATATTCTAGATAAAGAAAGTATTTATGATGGTTATGGTTGGCTTGATGAAGGTCATAAATGGGATTGTTGTCGAGTCCAACGGTATACACTGATAAGAATTGATGGTGGATATAAGCCACGATATAAAAATCATAAAATATTGGATATTCCAATGGGAGATGATGAATTTGCAGAAGAATAGAAGTCAAATAAGTAGAGTAAATAATGCTCAATCACAAATATTTGAAAATCAAATAATTATGGCTTGTATGGGTTATATAAATGAAAAACGTGCATATATTGAGAAAACACCTGAACCTTTTAGAGTAATAAGCAAAAATCATACTACAGGAGTATTTACAGGAAGATTTATAAAATATAAAAATGCTCAACCAGACTTTAAAGGAACGATTTTTGGCGGTTCTGCAATATGTTTTGAAGCAAAACAAACTATGAAAGATAAGATAAAAATATCGGTTCTTACTGATTACCAAGAACAAGCTTTAGAGTTACATTATCAGTTAGGAGCTGTAACAGGAATATGTATAAATCTAAATAATGATTTTTACTTTGTACCATATTCTTTATGGCGATTATGTAAAGAGCAATGGGATAGACAATATTTCACTAAAGAAGATTTGAAGGAATATAAAGTGCGTTTTAATGGTGCAGTAAATTTTTTAGATTTTGTAAATGGTAATAAAGTGGAATTTATGAAAGAGTTTGTAAAGGGGTAAATTATGATAAGTGATAATGAAGCGTCAAAAGCATATGAAACATTAAAAAAATATTGTAAGGAAAGAAGTCATTGTGAAGATTGTGCATTTTTAAAAAATGGGAAAAGTTGGGCATGGATAGATTTACCAAAAATGGATAATCCAAATTATGAAAAAGTAAGAGAATGTTTGAACACAGGTGAATATAAAATTAGTACGTTTTTCGGAGGAAAAGAGTGTATGTTAAAAGGTCGTCCACGATTTTGGGGAGATGAATAAAATATGGCAATGTGTGAACATACTTGGTTAGACGGAGAAGTTTGGAATTGTTGGCTGATGAAAAAGCCATGCCCTTTTATAAAACCAGAATATAACGACTTATGTATAGAAATGAAAGTACAGATATGTACTGGTAAATGGGAACAATTAAATAATAAAAATAAGAGAGGTCTTTAATATGAAAACAATATCTATTCAATCATTCAAAGGTGGAACAGGAAAGACTACAGCTACAGCAAATATTGCTTATGTACTTAATAAATATCATGGCAAAAAAGTATTAGTGGTAGAAGCTGATGCACAATCAAATATATCTAGTTATTTTGGCATTGATAAAGACCGTGAAAAAGGAATTGCAGATATATTAGTTGGTAATGATGTAGATATTTATTCTTTGGTTAAAAAGACTAGATATGATAATTTGCATATAATTACAGCTGGGTTAAAAATGTATGTGGCGGAAGATTATGTTAAGGCTAATAAAAATCCATTAGTTTTAAAGAAAGCATTAACAAAATTAGCTAAAGAATACGATTATTGTTTAATTGATAATGCACCAGCAATAAATACTATATCAGCAGTAACTATGCTGGCTAGTGATGAAATAATTATTCCTGTGTGTTTAGATTTATTTTCTATTGAAGGATTAAAAATAATAATTGAGCAAATACAAAAGGTAAAACGAGCTAATCAGGAATTAAAAATAAGAGGTATTTTTATAAATCGTTGGCAAAATAATAATGCCAAACATCAAGCAAAAGATTATTTAGAGAAAATGTTTAAAGAACAATATATTTTTAAAGCTAAAATAAGAGAAAGTCAACATATTGCTAATAGTACATTTACAGGAAGAACAGTTATTGATTTAAATTGTCGCTTTGGAGTAACAATAGATTATAAAAATCTAGTAAATGAATATTTAAAATTAAAATGAGAATGGTCCGATTTGGACCATTTTCTAAAGGAGTAATAGAAGATGGATTTTGATATTTTAGCAGCTTTAGAAGATAGGAGTATAGAAGTGGAAACATTGGCGGATAAAGACCGTATGCAAATAGAATATATAAATGTAAATGATATAGTACCAGCTAAAAATAATAGTAATTTTTATGCTACAGATGAGATTACTACACTAAAAGAAAGTATTCGAGTGGAAGGTGTAAAACAAAATCTTATTGTAAAAAAGAAAAATAATGAGGGTAAGTATGAATTGATAGCAGGTGAAAGAAGATGGAAAGCATGTAAAAGTTTATATGAAGAAGGAATAAAAGATTTTGAGTATATACCATGTGTAATTAATAAATATGAAGATGATTTAAAAGATAGATTATCTCTTATAACTACAAATTGTACTGCTAGAAAATTAACTGATTGGGAAAGAACAGAGCAAGTTGAAGCGTTAAACAATATTTTAAAAGAATATAAACAAAGAGGTATAAAATTACCTGCACCAAGAAAAGATTTAATATCTAAACTTATAAATGAGTCAAAAACAAATGTAGCTAGAATGTTAGGGCTTAAAAATAATCTTATAGGAATTTTTAAAGACGCTATGAAAAATGGAATGATAGGTTTATCTGTTGCATATGAATTATCTACATTACCGCAAGATAAACAAGAATTGATGATTAATCAATTCAAGGAAAATGGCGGATTAACATTAAATAATGTGAAATATATAAAAGATAGTTTAAAAAATGAAGTTGAAGATGAACAAGAAGAAAGAAAAACAGATAAAAAAGATATTGATCTTAAAGTAAAAGTATTAGAAGAAAAGATTAATATAAAAAAATTGTCACTAGTTTATGTAATATATATGACTTCAACAGATTTATATTATTATTCAGTAGTATGTAATATCTATTATTGTGGTGGATTTACTAATACATCTAAGGTATATAAAACAAAACAAGAAGCATTAGATAATTGTTTAGAGTATATATCTAAATGTTGTTTAGATAAATTTGAACATGAAAAAGTGCAGTCTAATCGGGATTGTATTTTAGGTTTATTAAAATACTTGTTAAAAAAATATCCAGATAAAGAATATCTTCAAGATAGATACGATAAAGCTAAAATTATAGATGAAATGACATTGAAAAGACCAAGTAAAGATGAGTTAGATGAAATAACAGATGATAATATAATTGAAAATGAACGTATACAAGATGAAGATAAACCTATAGAAATTTGTAAAACTGATAATGTAAATATCTATGATAAACAAAAAGAAGATATATTATTGGAGTATCTAAGATATTTTGAAAATAAATTAAAATATTATACAGAATTACATTCTATGGCGGAAAATGAACAGGATAATGATGTATTACAATCTAGTTTAAAAGCAATAGAGTATACATCTGAATTGATTGAAAAGGTACAAAGTGATTTATTTGCACTTACAGATGATGAAAAATATGATATAGAAGATAATAAGGAGAATTAAAATATGGATAATATACAAGATAGAGTAGATAATTGGAGAAAAAAGATTGAGGAAAAAAAGGATAAAAATGAGAAATTAAGTGAAAAAGAAGCAAAAATAATTTTAAATGAAGCAATAGATATATCATCTGGTTTAGTAGAAGATATAATTAATGATTGTAAAAAAAGAAATGATGATAGAAAAGAAAATTTTTTACAAGATATATTTAGTAATATAAATAAAAGTTTTAGTGTTTTAAAAGAAGGTTTTAATTATAAAGATAAGCTTCATGTACTGGTAATTGATGAGAATAATAATGCATTGAGAGTTTTTTCTAATAATGCTAATAAAAATATTTTAGAAGAATTAGGAAGAATAATTGAACATATGGAAAATCAAAAAGATTTCAAAGTAGAACGATCATATTTAGATGATATAGTGGTGAGAAATTATGAAAGAGCTAATAATTAAAGAAGTAAATTATTTTAAAGAAGAAGTAAAGATTAAATATGAAGAAGGGACATCTAAGAAAACGTTAAGTGAAGAAGAACCGCCACGAGATGAATTAATAGAAATATTAAAAAACTTAAATGCAGTAGGTAGTAGATTATTAAAATATCCATTTTCTATAAAAGATAGGATTGTGGTAACAGGGGCAAAATTTATTTATAAAAATAATTGTTTAAAATATGTAATATTAAAAGGATTTTATAAGTTAGACGGTAATCTAATACCACAAAATTTTCCAAAGAGATTATATAATTCAAATTGCATTTTGGATTATACAGATGATGAAATGATTTTAATTAATCAGTTATTAAGTGAAGCAAGAAAATATATTTATGGTGAAAGGAAACAAGTATTATTACCACATATAAATGAAACAATAAATACACAACCAGCAAAACAAAATATATCTATGATAAATTAGCGAGGTAGAATAATGGCGTTAACAAAAGCAGATTTAAATAAAATTTCTGATATGATAAAAATGACTGTGATGGCGGTTGTTAGTGAAGCGATAAAGACGATAATACAAAATAATAGCATTAATTTAAAGCAAAAGCCTATAAATTATAGGGAAAAGACTATAAAGAAATTAGAAGCATATAATATTCTTAAGCATAATATGGAGAAGTGTGAAAAAGATATTGAAGATTTATTTAAAGAAGAATTTGGTGCTTGTCCAGCTGTTCATCATGCTATGGAGTATTATGGTGAAAAATGTACACTTGATGAAATTCGTCATGCAAAAAAATTAAAAATAGAACATATTTATTATAGAGATAAAGAAGAAGTAGACTTTATAGATTGTGCTTTAGAAGAAATAAAAGATGAATATTATGGCGGAATAATAAAAATGATTTATTTTGATAAGATGAAAATTGAAGATATAGCTAATAAAATGAGTTGTGATAAGGTTACATTATATAGGCATAGAAATAGACTGTTAGATATATTATCTATAAGGTTTTTTGGTAAAGATGTACTTGAATAAATGCAACTAGACCGTGCAAAAAAATCGCAATTTACTACCGCAAAAAAAGATGATAAAATTTTTATAGGTCAAAGAAGCGAGGAAATGACCTCTCTAAAAGTAAACGCTTTTCCGTCTGAAAACTGAATAAGGTTACGCACATGATTGTGGATTACATGCAGAAAAGACAGCTAAATTATTAGCTGTCTTTTTTGTTTGGAAGGTGATGAAATGACGATTATAAAATGTGATAAATTTAGATGTTTCTATAATGCTGAAGGTATTTGTGAACATAGAAAGATAATCATGAAATATAAAAGGTGTATGAGTTATACAGTATCTGGAAATTTTACCATAAGAGATTTAATACAACATAAAGCTACTTGTCATAAAGCCAATGGTAAATATAAAAATAATACAGTAAAGGTATTTAAATAAATGGCAAAAGAATTTGCAAGGAAGTTTTATAACAGTACAAGATGGCGGAAATGTGCTAAAGCCTTTGCACAGTCTAAGCTTTATATGTGTGAAATGTGTCATAACAAAACAGTCGCTCGTAAGAGTACAGAAGGGCAACGTTTTATTGTACATCATAAAGTTTTGCTTACTCCACAGAATATAAATAACTTTGATATTGCTTATGGTTGGGATAACCTAATGCTATTATGTCTTGAGTGTCATAACAAGATACATAGCAAAGATAACAATACAAGAATAATGCACTTTGATGAGGACGGCAATTTGATTGCTGTTGATGAGTCCGTTCGAGTTGATGAGTGAGCGGAGTTGAGCCGTTTTTCTTTGCTCACATGGTATCGACACCCCCGTATTTAATAAATTGTCTGACAATTTCCCAGACCGGAGGGTCCACGTTCGTATAAAATACACGATATCGCCGAGAGGGGTGTGGTCTATTTTTCAGAAAATTTACTAGAAAGGAGATGTATTTTTGTGTCAAAAGTAAGTGAAAAAACTTTAAAAAAGCGAAGAGTAGCACAATATAGAGAGGCTTTTAAAAATATTGATGATGATAAAATGGCAATAGTCGAAAGAACAATTGATTTTGCTGTTGACCTAGAATTTAGGCTTGATAACCTGCAAAAAGACCTTGATAGAGATGGTTTTATTGAGGAATATTGCAATGGAAAAGACCAATACGGCACAAAAGAGTCTACTGCTAGTAAAGCATATTCTACAGCTTTAAAAAATTATAATTCATTAATCCGAACGTTGCTATCTTGTATGCCACAAAAAACTTCTGATGATATTGATGATGGTTTTGAAGCCTTTGTTGGTACATTGAAAAAGTAGTGATTATATGAATTATATTGAGGTTTACTATGGAAAGATAAACAATGGTGATGTAGTAGTTTCGGAAAAGGTAGCAAAATTATTTAAGCATTTACATGATAAGCTTAGTGATAATAATGGTCGTTATATTTTTGATGAACAAAGAGCCAATCATGCCATAGATTTCATTGAGCGATATTGCAAACACTCTAAAGGTAAATGGGCTGGTAAGCCTGTTATATTGGAA